ATCAAAAGGGAGGTCATCATTTACAGTTACTGAGTTAGCAGCTGGTACGTTTTCCTCGTCCTCTGATGTGCCTTCGTTAAGCCATGCATCGAGCGCAGCTTTAATTTCAGCATATTCAACGCGTGGAAAAACTTCCTCAATATTAGTTTGCCCATTAACGATCATATTCGCAACGTCCCTGTCTTCAGTTGCTTTGGTATCTTTTGGCTTAACCATAATTTTAATTTCACCAAAATCATTTCCTGCTTCCTTTGCAGTAGTAAATGTTACAGTAACATCTTTACCGTTGTTTAAATCAGTAATATCACCGTAATCTTCTTCGTTTAAAATAGCAAGTAATTCTTTATAAATCTGCTTGCCAAATCCCCAAAATCTAACACCTTCTCCTTCTTCCCCACGCACAATAATCGGTGCAAAAATTCTAATTTTAGGCTCAAGTTTTTTACCTAATTTCCAATCTTCCTTGTTTCCGTTCGACTGTAGCTTTTCTGCAAAGTTTACAATCGGGTCATTTTCGCCAAATGATTTTAAACTAATCATCGATTTCTTTTTTCCAATATCATAGTGGAAATAAAGTTCGATAAACGGCCAATCTTTATTAAATTGATACGGCACAATTCTAATCACATTCTTACCTGGTTTTGGTTTCCAGATTAATTTGTTTTGTTTTCCTGCCGATGATGCTTTCTGCATGTCATCCAACTTTTGCTTTGCAGCGTCTAAGTTAATTCCCATTTTGTTTTCCTTTTTTAATTTGTTAATAATTTAGATAAATCACCATGCCGTGTCTCGATGGACACCATGTCGTGATTGTTATAAATAAATAGTATAATTTTTCGATTAAATCAGAAAATTTGAAACTTTTTTTAATTTTTAGTTCGACGAGTGTGAACTTTTGACAGATTTTAACTTAATTACTTCACTTAAATTTATCCTAATTCTCTGTAATATATCAGAACTTATGATTATAAGCATATTTTCATAATTTTTCCAACTCAGTTGATAATTTATGTCCAATACACCATTATTTATTTCCATAATTAATGCATTAAGAGCATTGATTGTATATAATGTATTAGATTCTTTCTTTCTATGCACCAAAATAGTATTCGGTAACATGCCATCGTTCTGGCTATGGTAGATATTATATGTAAATATTACTTCACGCTTATTATCTTCGTTATCAAATATATAAATACATCCATTAGCAAGAACATAATATTCAAGTATATTCTTTAATGTTGGCAATATTTGATGCCTATACGAAAAAGTAGCTAATAACTGCTTTCGTTCTGGTTTTTGTAACATTCAAATTCCTTATATTAAAATTCCACGTCGGCATACCCTTCACCAACTATTTCTATACCAAGTGCATTTGCAAAATATTGAATACCTTTTTCTGCGTATTCAAATAATGTTTGAATAATTTTACTGATAACAATTTTATAAAAGCGTTCTACGGTGTCAACTATCGACTTCCATGCATTTTTTAATCCATCCTTCCAACTTCCTTCTTCAAGTAAATCAATCTCAGTATTAAGAACATCAAATATATTAATCGTTCTATCCATTGAATCCGCAATAATTTCAGTTATTGCTATTTCAAATTCAAATGGTTGTTCATCTATTGGTGCAATGTTTTCATTTTTAATTTTATCTTTAACCAGTATTCTAAAACTAGATTCAGTTCTGCCATTTGATGTCTTATATCCAACATTAGTTACCACAGTATCAGATAATTGTTTGGCCCATTGGACGGTAATGGGAATCATCTTTGCATCACCATCAATACTAAATGATAATATTTTATTTGCAACTGGCATTAGTATTGTATCTTGCACATCACCAGTAAATTTATAACATCCTGTTGCAGCCTCATAAATAATCCATTTTTTAAATTCGGGGTCTTTTTTAAATATAGTATCTAATTTAGTAGTTAATTCTCTATGGTCAACGGCAGTGTTTATCATGCCTGCGACAATGTCTGAGTTTTTAACTGTTGCTAAAAATTCTTCTTTAAACCATTTTGCTGCGGAGATTGATTTATCTTCTATTCCATTAATAAACCAAGATTTGTAGTTTGAATGAAAATCTGATAAATTTGCTTGTATCAATTCGGCTATTGCATGTTGTCTAGCACGTTCTATTCGTTGTTTTTCCGTATTAATACCCGTTCCTCTTATTTCTTTGGTAGTTAATTCATCTAATATTTCATTAATGCGTTTTTCCGTCCATTGATTTACTAAATTTTGTTTAATAACCGTGCTACCGGAGATAGTATTATAATATTTAAATTTGTTCTCTACGTCTTTAATAAATTCTGATATTAATGTTCTTCTTCTTGCGCCGTCATGGACATCATAATATTTTAATGCTGCTTTGAATACACCGGCAGTGTCCCCCTTTCCGCCACTCATAAGTTGTGACCCACCCATTTTTTTAAGAGAAATTCTATTTTCCGCACCAGAATATAAATCTGTTTTTGGCGTTTTATTGTCAGACGGCCAAAGTGGGGAAGTATCAAATGATGATTTCCCACCCGTCCATTCCATTATATTGTCAGCCTTTATTTTAGAGGCAATTTTTTGTCCGATTGGTAATATATCTTGCTCAAATGAATTAAACTTTTTTAATGCTATCTTTTTAGTTATTCCTGCATCTATTAATGCAGTTTCTTTATCTGCACCCATTAACATATTATATGCAACTGCGATTCCTAATTCATATAAATCTGATGGTATTTCTCCAGTACCTTCTTCTCCTTCACCGCCCGTAGCAGAAAATATTGTTGTCAATTTAAATTTATAAATAATATTACCTTCCGCATTATATAATGCCAATGTATTCATTGACGATGTCATAGCTCCCGGTTGATCAGGAGTTAATTCTTTTGCGTGTTCATAATTGAGTATTGATTTTAATGAATCATTTGTATTTAATTTATCAATTAATGCATTAATATCATAATTTTTACCAATATATAATGATTTTGCACCCGTTTGTATCCCATATTCTTGCCCTATCATAGATACTGCTTGTTCAACAGTATTTCTTTTGGGTTTTGGTTCTTTTACTTTCTTTTCTTTTAATAATTGTCTATCTTCTGCACTTATGCGAAAATAATTAGTAATATTTGATGCCTCTGTTAGTGGTATGCCATTTTTAATAAGTATTTTATGCATTAATTGTAATTGTTCTTCTTTAGTAAAATCAACTATACCAAATTCCATTGACAATTCTGACAATATTCTCTCTATTAATGTTTGCATTATGCAACTCCTTTAAATTTATTTGTAATGTCTACCATATCTTTATAATTCCTTCCTGCTTTGACATTGACAATATATTTGTTATCTGTTAATATTCTGTATATTTCATTTAATACCTTTGCACCATCCGACTTGCTAAAATCAATTAAAAAGCTATCATATGTATATAATATTAATTTTGAATTATATCCTTGTAAAAATGCATTAATTTCATTTATTTTACTAATATTGCTTTCTGTTTCCGTTAATTGCAATACATAATTAAATAATTTATGTGGATTTACATTATCAATAAACGCACTTCTAACTTCTCTACCTGATATTTTTGATGTATATTTGCCACGCTCCCATATACTATCAATAAAATCTTTAATCAATCTAAAGTATTCAATCTTATCATACACTTCCTTGGGTGCCCCACCATATAAGTATTGAAAGTTCATAGATTTTACTATTTCGTGGTTATATTCAGTTATAATGTTTGCCGATAGATATTGTTTACCCAAATGTTCATGCATATTTTCATTGTGCACGTCATACCCTATCAAATCATTAATTAATGCTAAATGGTATCCTCCAAAATCAAATTCAATTAATAGTCCATCATCTTTAAATCTACTAATAAATGCTTCTCTTGTAGTATCTTTTTTATTTAGTGCACTAAAATTGACACCACCAAACCTATTTGATGGCCTTCCTGTTGATGTATATAAGTTATATTCACTAAATACTTTATCATCTATTGTTTCCGCATTTAGTATAAAAGTATCAATAAATAAACCATTCTTTTCTATGTTATAATATGCATTAAGAACGCTATTATTATAATATTCATAACAACTATTAATATCATCTGTGTCTATTATGTTTAGGATAGACATACATGAGTTTTTAATTTTCCTACAATATTCAATATGCTTGACAGCCGGTATGACTCTATTACGTCCCCGTACACTCGAAAATTTACGGGAGTAGAAGTTATATATTATCATGTCATTCTCGTCGATCATATCAAAGAGCTTGTGAGATCTCAAATAATATAATAAAAGCAAATCATATACATTATCTATATATAAAGAATGTAACAAATATTTTTTATTAATAGAAAATTTAATATTTGCACTATTTAATGCTATAATAACATCTTCTTTGCTAATATCAATTATTTTTTCGGAATGATTAAATAATATGCTATATTCATGGCCTGTTTGTACATTAAATATATATAGCATAGATAGGTCTGCTGTGCAAGGGTGTAAGTTTGAATCGTCCAATACTTGGAGAACAATCACATCTTTACCAATTATTTCATTCTTAAATGCTTCAAATTGAACTATTGTATCAATTATCATTCTGTAATTATTGCGAATTCTGATAAATTTTGTAACGTTTGCGTTATACCACGCATTTCTTTTTCTTTAAGTTTTAATGTTCTCAAATTGGTGTCTTCTATGCCATATACAAGAATTTTTCCCATAATATCAACCACGTCATTTCGCGGCCCAATTATCTTCCAATCTAAATCTAATTTTCGATAAACCGTAAGTAAAAATGCATCTGTGTAGTATTCAAATTGCTTTTTGCCTACTTCAATTATAACCATATCGTTCTTTCTTTGAATAAAATAGCGCTTTAAAATGCCTGCAGTATAGTCCTTGCTTGTTGGTGATATTTTATCTCTTTTGGGCAAGGGTACTGTTATAAATTTATTGCCTGTCAAGTTATCATAAAATATAACGCTAATATCAGGTTGTAATACTGAATCATCTTGCGTAGCAATTGCATCACTGATACTATCAGTTTGCAGTTGTTGTATCTTATCAGGAGTGTATCTCATTATATATATGGTATTTATTTGATAATTTCATAATTGTATTAATAAGTTAAAAATATGCTTATACTGTATTTTCTGGGCTCATCTTCCCTGCAGTATTATGATAAACGGTATCAATACCAGCATAATCCCAATGCACCATATCAGTTGGTTTGCCTGGTTTTGGTTCATATGCAAACTTTTCTTGCTTCCACCCGTATCTACTTGCATTATTTACAAGCCAAGAATACATTGGTGATTGCTGCATTAATGTTTTTTGTGTTAATCCAACTTTATTAGCAGTAACACCATAATTTAAATCAATTCCCGTACCAAAACCATGGTTACTCCTACCCGGAGATGCTACTGTTTTGCCCTTTTCA